GAATTGTCGCTCTTTGTCGGTGAAATCCTCGTCTGGAAGCGGCTCGTAGTTGCCAGCTACAAATTTCTGGAACTTACGCGCACTATCTTTTCCGAGATAAAAATCAGCCTGCTGAACCATTGGGTCTTGAGTCTGAAAGCGTTGTTGGCCAACTTGCCCAGATTTAATAACCGCTTCCTTCATCCCCGGAGGTATTCCAGAGTCTTCAAAAACAACTTCAGGCCTCCGCATTGAAGCAGCTTGCGGCGTAGATAATGCGGCAGGTTGTTGCTGAGCTACTTGAACTTCATCGTCAAAAACAATTTCGGCCATATTTGTGTTTACTTGATTGTTGCAGATCTTCCACCGACCGAAATTCTGGTTCCAATCGGAAGATTTGCCGATTGCGCTTCTTCAATGGTATTAAACGAACGAGTTTCAAGCTGTTGCTGGGTAGCTGTTTCAGCTCCGAGAATTGCATCAGCCCTGCTCTCAAGTTCATTGATGTAGTTAGAGTATTGAGGATTTGAGTCAATTCCCTGCATCCTCAACTTCTCGACACGATCTTTGACTGATCTTGCTGTCAATTCCTTGAAGGTTTGAACTCGTTCAGAAAACCCAGTGTCAGTGGGCTTGCCTATTGAAGATGTAATCCTTGTTGTTTCCGATTTTGTGAGAGATTTACCACCACGCTTGAACATTGCTCCACTGCTCATGTTCTCGTAAAGTTGGTTCACTTGTCTTTCTGGGCCAAACGATCCGATAGCCTCGCCAGCCTTGACCCTTACATTGAACGTCGGACCGTACAAATCCTCAGTGAGATACGGCTCCATAGGCTTGATGCCATTGAGAACAGCTTCCGAGAACTCAAGCTCATCAAGATCGAGCTTGGTGGGCTTTAAATTTGAAAGCCTTTGAGAAGTTGATTTGTTTTCTGTTATATATTTTTTAAGGGCTAATTGAGATTCTTGAATCTCTAACTTAGCTTTATCTATTTCTTTTTTATCAGCTTGTTGAGAAATACGTTGGTCAAGTGTTTTTTGAGCGATGTCTATCCTGTCGCTTAACGCTTTCATTTGGGCGGTTTGATATGTGTTTTGCATACCAATCCGCTGCTGTGCGATTTCAACATTTGCAGTCCCAAGTTCGCGACGAAGATCAAGACCAGCAGTACCAAGTTCGCGACGAAGACTAAGACCGGCCTGACCAAGTTCGCGTCTTAAATCCTGTCCCGCCTGAGTCAACTCAGCTCTTTGTTGGGCTATTTGATTTCGGCTTTCCCCCTCAGAAATCATTCGAGCGAGGTTTCTTTCAGCAATATCGACGCGATCAAGAGCGGCTTGAGTTGTAGCGTTTTTCTTTTGAACATCAGCATTGAAAGATTCGGTTGCACGTTGGTTTGCAAGATTTATGTCAATCTTTGGCGCGCCAGTTTCAGGATCAACGCTAACAGCGCCATATTTCATGGCATTGTTTATCAGCGCCGTTTGCTGAGACATTGCAGCCGCAGCAAGTCTTTGTTGCGCCTTAACGTGTTCAGCTCGAACCGAATACTGCTCAAGACCGCTGATAGCTTTCATTGCCTCCTGATTGAAAACTTTTGACCTGAATCGAGGCGCAGCAGGCATTGCGGCACCAGCGGTTGCATTGTTTAGAAAGTCAGAAACTTGATTATTAAATGTCTGAAATGCATCATACTCGGAATTTTGAGCAGACTGCTCATCCAACGCTTGAGCAAAAGCGTTAGATCGAATCTTATTCTGAAGCTCCATGCCCTGCCGCTGAAGCAACGACTCCGCCGTCTGCATCTGCAATTGCTCCATCATCCGCTGCTGCGTCTGTGCGCGGTCAAACAGCGATGCGCCTAGCTGAAATGCTTGAAGAGATTGGTCAGCCATAAATCAAGGTCTGTAATTTGAGGAACCGTACTCCGGGAATAGACTTGTAGAGACAGAGGCTACACTAGATGTATTTCCTCCGTAGTTTGAAGAGCCGTACTCTGGAAATAGACTCGTAGAAAGCGGTGTGATATCCGACCTCGTCGGAGACGGTGCATAGAGATTCGGATAAATCTCAGGATCGTTCTGAGGATTGTACGATGGTGGTCGATACGCTCCCGGTTGCTGCTGCATCAATCCTTGATACATTCCGTATTGCGCCAACGAGCCTCCAGCAATCCCTCCAAAATTAGTGAACGCGGTTTGAGCCGATTGCTGCATTGGAGACGGAGCGGCAGCAACCTGAGCGGCGGTCAAATCACGTCCGTACATGGCCGACTGTTGTTGCTGAATGGCTCCAATGCGCTGAGCAGGCGTAATGAACATGCTGCTGATTGAGAACGGTTGCGCCATTCCGAACGTCCGCTGCTGCTGAATGAAGTTCTGCGCCTGAGCAAGACCTTGATTCTGGATCTGCATCGATGTCAGACCAAAGTCGCGAGCGGCCAAATTTCTACCAACACCCGAACCAGCGCCATACCCTCCGCTAAGCGCACGTCCAGCAGAAGATCGTTGAAGCTGAGAAGCAACATCTTGCGAAACCTCGCCACGCAAAGCTGATCCGATGTTCTTTCCAGCCTGTTGAATCAACTGATCATAACCGGGAATTGCACGACGAAGCTGCGCCTCAAGCTGTGACTGCTCGGCGGCGGTCGTCTTAGTGGCCAACTCGGTTGCAGGCTCAAGCGATGCGATGTTCTGCTGAATCGCCTGCCGCTGCTCTCCCGCAAAATCAATCGGCTTTAGCTCAGGCACCTTCGGTTTTTTTCCGCCGAAAAGTCCACCGAGCAAACTGCCGACAGCGGATATTCCCGCTCCACCCAAAATTGCTGCACCTATTGCCATAAATTATTCTTTTGGTTTAGAACCATTGCGAGAATCCACCGCCGTTTAATCCGACGCCGACCATTCGGATCGTTGCGACTGCGTCCCCAAGGTATTGCATCGTTTGCTCCTGAACAGCTTGAACTGCTTTGGCTTCGTAGGCCACTGCTTCCTGAATCAAATCGTTCTCCTCCTTACGAATCGCCATGACCATCAGCTTGATGGCATCGGGACTCGGCGGAATAAGGTAGTCATTGACGCTCGTCGCGTTGATATGGCGCATCTTCGCCATGACCGTTACCGGCTTATCCTCGTCGTTGTTGCATCGATCCGTCAGATAACTGCGGCGGTACTGCGGCAAAGTTTCATCAGGGTCGTAAACTGCCAGATCAAGCTCCAGCAAGGTCGTCGCATTGTACTCGTACAACCGGCTCGACGTGTTGGTTACCTGACGAATGACGCCGGTCAGCGATATGAACTTCTTAGTCGATTGAACGTACGGAAGAGCGAGGGTTAGCTTCTCACCGTCGATCCATACGCCGCCAGATAGCGTGCGAATCCATTGCCCGTTCTGATCAACACCTTGCAGGGTGATGGTCTTGCCAACATCTGAAGCGTCACCGGGATAGACTCGGATGTAGCTGTTCGTCCCGCCGGACATGTCGCGGTAAGAAACCACGGTGCCACGATCCACAAGCTGCTTTCCGACGCACCCGCCATTGTTCTCTCCGAGCAATCCGTATCCGCTTTCCTGAAATTCAAACCATTGATTGCGAACCGTTCCTACGCCGCAGCAATCAGCGACGGACTCAATGGTTTCGATGTGACGCGGCCAAGTGATGCACCCGCCAACCGTGTGGATAGTGAAGCGTCCGTACGCACCTGCCCACAACCCCTTGTGCAGAAGCCGTCGGCACGCCTGATTGATGTAGTCGTAAACGCGAGGGTCATCGACGCAGACGCCGACTACACGGGCGATTGTCGAGCGAATGTCCTGAACGATTAGCTTCATTTGGTGTAATAGATTCGGCTCGTTCGCCTGATGAAATAAACGCCGTAGAACGGAGGAAGGTTGTTGTGGGCGACTCCACCTCCAGTGGATGAAGTGGCAACATTTGCCGTGGTGCCATACTGAACACCATTGGCTCCGCCATTGTTCGCATCCGCAGTCACAAGAGGGAAGAAGTTGTGAGTATGGGCAGGTATCTCAGGAACAGTCAGCGTGTGCTGATCCTCTCCGACGATTGATGTGGCAGTTGCGGTTCCATTGACAGCAACAGCACCACTCGCCGCAAAAGCGCCAACACCGACCGGGAATCGAGCGTCAAACGAGGTATCAACCATCCACATCGGACCAGTTGTAGTGGTTGCCACAGCAGTTCCATCACCGCCGTCGTACGAGAGAAGATCGGTAGTCGTTCCAACAAAGATGCGGCGATCATATCCATTCGCTGCGACAGGATTTTCATAGAGCCAGACTCCTTGATCGTAAATCCACCACCGCCCAGTTTCATCAAGCCACGGATAAATCCGATTGTTGATCGATGGAAACGTCGGTCCAAAATTGAAGAACGAGTTTCCAATCGTGCTGTTGAAAACGGCTTGCGTGCCTCCGATGATATCGTTGGCCAAGTTCTGGTAGTTCAACGGACAATAACTCACCGGAAGACTTGGAGGTGTAAGCGTGATTAGGGTTAGGTTTGACATACTATTCCGATGTGTAGGTAAACGGGTTTACGTCGCAAGCATCAAGAGTCTTGCATCCTTCGAAAACAAGGCACTCGCCCACCGCAGGTTCCTGAACGTCGTAAGCGTGAACTCGGATGCTCTT